TTCTAGAAAAAAGACTTGAAGCTATTAGTATTAGCAAATCACTAACGGACGCAGTAAAACAGGCGGCCAGAGAGCAGAAAGATCTCGACAAGCAGCGAGCCGATCTTGTTCGCTCGTATGAAGAGAGCATCGGTAGTATCCGCAAAAAAGTCGAAGACGAAGTATCTCGTCGTCGCTTCTCAATTCTTGAAAAAGAAAATCAACTGCTCGATCTGCAAGGCCAGAATCGCATCAAGCAGCTTCAGGTTGCCAATGCACAGGAGATTGCGCTGGCCGGAAGAGGCGAACGGAGCGAAGTGGCAAGCGTGGCTAAAGAGGTCGCTCAAATTGTCGCTAACTTTACCGAGCAGCAGCTTTCTGCTGAAGAGGAGGCGGCAAAGATTAAGCGAAATGCTGCTCTCGATGCGCGTAAGATTGACTTTGAGGCAGGCCAGTTCAAAGCTAATATAGAAAAAGAAGTCGCAAAATTAAATATTGAGACAGCTCGCAAAGTTGCAGATATAAATGAAGGAGCTAGGAGAAGAAACGAAGACACAGATTCTAGGAAATTTGATATAGAAAAAAGAATTGCTCAGATTAAGCTAACGATCATTGAGACGGAGCTGAAGCTGGCCGCAAGGGCTCCCGACCTAGAGCCACAGGTCAGAAGAAACACCGAGATCGCGGCTAATATCATTGGCGGTATGATTCAAAGCAATGAAAATATGCAACCTCCGGCTCCGCTTCGAGGCGTCGGACAAGTTGGCGGAGGAGGCGTTTCAACAACTAATTTTGATGCAATAGTTTCCAAGGAAAAGGGTGCCATTGAAGCACTGGTTAACGAAGCATTAAAAGGCATCGATCTTACAGTCAAGGGGTCACGCGAGGCCTTGGCTCAGAACCTGTTGAACGTAACTGATAAAATCGATCAGTCGCTGAAAGACATTGAAACAAAAGAAGCGGATGCAGAGGTCAACCGTCTTCGCAGAATTGAGCTTATCAATGCCGGGTTGACAGAGGGCGTTGCTCAGCGAGTGATGGAGCTGGAGCAACTTAAAAAAATCACGCTGGCTCAGTATGATGCCATTATTGCGCAAGTCGAAGGCAAGATACTTCAGGAGGCAAAGACAACGGCGCAATTGGCGACCAATGAAGCATTGCGCCAAGAAATTGAACTAATTAAGCAGCGCAAAGCCGCACTCGAGGGAAACTTAGGCACTTTCGACGCGACGACAGGCACTGGAACCGGAGCAATCGGCAACGCTACAACTTCGCAGGACGGCAAGAAAATACAAGGGTTTATTACGACGGCAACCGAAGAGCTAAATAATCTTGAGCAAGTTGCAATTAACGTGTCTAAGGGCATCGGCGATGCTGTGGGCAACTCCCTCGCCAACGGCATCACTGGCCTAATCGAAGGCACTACAAGCGCCAAAGAGGTATTCGCAACTTTCCTGAGTGACATCGGCCAGATACTGGTGCAGGAAGGCACCAAGATGATCGCCACATACATCGCCATCGGCATCGCCAAGATCTTCGCCGGCATGGGAGGCGGTATGCAAAACGCAGCAAGCCCCGAAGCGTACGCAGTTGGCACAGGAGCCAGCATTGAGGTAGCAGCAAAAGGCGCCACCTTCGCCAACGGCATCGCCACCTTCGCCAAGGGCGGCACTTTCTCCAACTCCATCGTCAGCTCTCCCACGCTGTTCAAATTCGCCGATGGCGGCACCACACGCACCGGCCTGATGGGCGAAGCCGGCCCCGAGGCGATCATGCCCCTCAAGCGCGGCCCGGACGGCAGCCTTGGCGTACAAGCCAACGGCCTACGCGAAGCCATGGGAGCAGCTCCAGGCTCAAATGGCGGCGGCGCCCCGGTACTTAACATGAGCTTCCAGTCCAGTACCATCAACGGTGTCGAATACGTCAGCCGCGATCAACTGGAGCAAGCGATGGCACAAACCCGCCGTCAAGCATCACGCGATGGCGCTAACCGTGGCATGACCATGACCTTAGATAAACTACAGCAAAGCCCCTCGACACGCTCTCGCGTTGGTATGCGCTGATGTCTGTACCATTTCCTGCAATTAAGCCATCAGCCCGCAACTTCAAGCAAGGCACGTTTCCAATCAAGGTGTATCGCGCTTTATCTGGCGCCACTGTTAAACGCAGCTTCGGCAATCGCGCTTTTGGCTGTGAGCTACAACTGGAATTTGAGAACATTCCAGACGCCAGCGCTGCCTTAGTCCTCAAGCACTACAACGACACGCAAGCTGGCTTTGAGCGGTTTACGCTCTCCAATGAGCTGTTCGCCGGCATGACAACAGAATTGCGCGGCTATGCGGAATCCGCATCCACTATTCGATGGGAGTACGCAAGCCCCCCTAGTGTGTCATCTGTAGCACCAGGTAATATCAATACTGTACAGGTTAACCTCATCGGAGAGCTGCTGTGATCCGCATTGCTAATTACTTCCGCCTTGAGATGACAAACGGCGCACTTCATCGCTTTCAGAACTACTTTATTAGTGAGCCTAGTTCGTTTTTGGGTGAGTCATATACGTTTGCACCATTTCAAGCTGAAGGATCAACAGCA